CGACGCCGGCCGTTCGTTCACCGGCATCGGCGTGCCCTACGGCGAGACGATCGACCTCTGGGGCATCCGCGAGCGGTTCGAGCCCGGCTCCGTCGAGCGCGACCCCGACGGCGTGCCGTCCCTCGTGCTGTGGCGCCACGACGAGCCGATCGGGAAGATCACCGCCGGCCGCGACACCGACGCCGGGTACGAGGTCGAGGGCACGCTCTCCGACACCGAGCGTGGCCGCGAGGCCGCGACCCTGCTCCGCGACGGCGTGATCAGCCGCCTGTCGATCGGGTTTCGGCCCGAGGAGTACCGGATCGAGGTCGCCGACGACGGCACCGAGACCGTCGTCCACACCAAGGTCCGCGCGAGCGAGTTCTCGCTCGTGCCCTTCCCCGCCTACAGCTCGGCGACCGTGACCAAGGTCCGCCACCGCACCGCCCCCACTGACCGCACCACCGAGGGAGACCCCGCCATGTCCGACACCACCCTGACCCGCGCCGACCTCGGCCCGCTCGAGGAGTCCATGCAGGACCTCGAGCGCCAGATCGCCGGCATCGACACCACCCTGGCCCGCACCGCCCCGGTCGAGCCGCAGTTCCGCTCCATCGGCGACTACCTCAAGAAGGTCGCGTCGGGCGACGAGGCCGCGCTCGAGTTCCACCGCGCCACCGCCGGCCAGACCACCGAGGGCTCGATCAAGAACGAGTCGTTCCTCGGCACGTTCATCAAGTGGGTCGAGGACCGCCGGCAGCTCATCAACACGTTCGAGACCGGCGCGCTTCCCTCGACCGGCATGAACGCCGACTACGCGCAGCTCACCGAGAACACCCTGGTGGCCGGCAAGCAGCCCGGCGAGGGCGAGGACCTCCCCGGCCCCGGCAAGGTCAAGCTCGTGTCCAAGAGCGAGCCGATCGAGACGTTCGGCGGCTGGACCGAGCTGACCCGCCAGGTCATCGAGCGCAGCGAGATCCCGTACCTCGACACCGTGATGAAGGCCCTCGCGCTCGCCTACATCAAGGCGACCAACGCCGACTTCCGGGAGCGCATCCTCGAGGTCATCGACGGCCAGGCCGCGAACGGCATCGAGCTGCCGGCCGCCGCGACCGTCTGGGACTGGCGCGACGTGATCGTGGACGCCGGCCAGCGCTACGCCGACAACGGGTTCAGCCTCGAGGGCCTGGTCGTCTCCACCGACCAGTTCAAGGCCCTGCAGCGCCTCACCTACAACGAGGTGCCCGCGCTCAAGGTCCAGGCCGGTGACGAGTTCTCCGGCACGCTGTCCCTCCCCGAGGGCAACGGCAACCTCGCGTCCATCAACGTGAAGTGCCTGTACGGCGAGGCCCCCGCCGGCACCGCGGCGTTCTACGACTCCTCGGCGCTCAAGACGCTGAAGAACGCGAACGCCCCGCTGCAGCTGCAGGACGAGAACATCATCAACCTGACCAAGCAGTTCTCGCTGTACGGCTACCAGGCCGTGATCGTCCCGTTCCCGACCGCGATCGTGCCGGTCACCACCGCTGCCGCCGGCGGCGGCGAGGGCTGATCCAGATGACCGAGACCGAGAGCACCGACTACCCCGTCGGGATGCCCGACGTGGACCTCGCAGGGTACGTGCGAGCGAGCGAGCGCGATGCCCCCTTCGTCGATGACAGCAAGGCGCGCGCCGCGCAGCTCGTCTCCGACAAGGTGGGCGCCGCGTCCGTGCCCGAGTCGGTGCTCTCGGCCGCGATCCTCGAGGTCGGCGCGAACCTCTACCAGCGGCGCGTGTCCTCGATCGGGACGGCGAACTACGCCGACCCCGAGACGATGGGCAACCCGATGAGGCCCGCGCTCGACCCCATGACGCCGGCGTGGCCGATGCTTCGCCCCTACCTCGGCCCGGGGCTCGCATGATCGCCGAGACCACTCTGCAGATCCTCGCCGAGGCCCGCACCGCGCTCGTCGGCCTCGAGGTGGCCGTCACCGACCAGCCGCACGAGGCGGTCTCGGCGATCTCCGGCGGCTCGCCCGCGCTGATCGTGCTGCCGCCCTCGCTCGAGTACGCGACCGCGACACGGGTTACCGCGACGTGGACGCTCTGGGCGATCACCCCGACCGCCGACCCGACCGAGGCGTCCGGCATGTTCGAGCCGATCCTCGCCGAGCTCGCGCCGGTGCTGCTGCCCGACTCGGCCCGCCCCGAGACGTACACCATCGCCGACCGCACCTTCCCCGGCTACACCCTCACCTTCACCACAGAGCACACCTGATCGAAAGGCGGCCCCATCATGGCCAACGTCTCCGCCCACAAGCTCGGCCCCGGCTCCCTCAAGTTCGGCGCCACCGGCTCCGAGCAGGAGTTCGCGTCCCACGTCACCACGTGCGCGATCAACCCGTCCTTCGACGAGGAGGACCCCATCCCGACCCTGTCCGGCGACCAGTTCGTGGACGGCGACGCGACCCCCGAGGTCACCATCTCCGGCGAGTTCCTGCAGGAGTACACCGTCGAGGGCCTCGTGAAGTGGACGTGGGACAACAACGGGGAGACCCTCCCGTTCGTGTTCACGCCCCGCAACGATGCCGAGCTGTCGTGGAAGGGCGAGGCCGTGGTCCGGCCCGTCACCGTCGGCGGCGAGGTCAAGACCGCGAACACCGCCGAGTTCGAGTGGCGCTGCATCGGTCTGCCGACCATCGAGACGATCGGCGGCTGACATGGCCAAGCGGCCCCTCGTGCAGGTTGACGGTGCTCGCGAGCTCCGGCGCACGCTCAAGGCAGCGGGCGATGACCTCGAGGACCTCAAGGCCGCGAACCTCCAAGCGGCGCAGATCGCCGCCGAAGCTGCCCGAGCCCGCGCACCGCGCGTCACCGGGCAGCTCGCCGGGGACATCCGCGCCTCGGGCACCAAGACCGCCGGCACGATCCGCGCCGGCCGCAAGAAGATCCCGTACGCCGGCCCGATCCACTGGGGCTGGCCGGCACGCGGGATCGAGGCACGGCCCTACATCACCGAGGGCGCACAGGCCACCGAAAGCATCTGGGTCCCGCTCTACCAGGAGCTCATGGACGAAGCACTAGCGAAAGTGAAGGGCAAGTAATGGCAGGTCTCAAGAAGAATCTCGTCGCCGTCGAGCTGACGAACGGCGACGTGATCGGCCCCGAGCGGATCATCTTCGCCGACAAGATCCGGCTCGAGCGCACCGCCCGCGCCAACAACTGGGATCTCTCCCGCGACGAGATCCGGATGGGCTCGTTCTTCGCCTACGCCGTGCTCGAGCGCATCGGGCAGCTGCCCCGCGAGGGCATGACCTACGAGGAGCTGCTGCCCGAGCTGATCGACGTGCAGGTCTCCTCCGAGGAGCCCTCCGACGACGAGGACCCTACTCCGGCGGATACGTCCGCCTGATCACCGCCGTGGCGATCCGCTCCGGCATCACCGCCGTGGAGTGGATCGCCGGGGACCCGATCTACCTAGACACCGCG